CCTGTCAACCGACTCATTCGCTAGAGAAGGCTGTTGCCGCTACATCGGCATGCCACCATGCCTTCGTGTGTTTCAATATTGCGTCTGTTTTTTAAAGAACGTTTACTGCATTTCTTACTATACAAACATTATAGCTGTAGCTGATTTAACTGTCAACCACTGTGCTAAAATACAACAATTGGAGGTGAGGGTCGGAGTCGAACCGACGGTTTTCCGGATTTGCAATCCAGTGCAATGGGCCACTCTGCCACCTCACCTTATATTATACCATTTTACACATTCCCGTTATCGCCAGGAACTTATCATCCGGTATTCCGCCCTCATTAATAGTAGCATGTTTAAAGTGCGCTACAGGCTCGCGTTGCCTATCACACTCACTACAAAAACAAAAAACCCTGGAGTATTTCTAGTCCAGGGTCCTTAAAGTTTACGATGTTAGCTATTGCTTAACCATCACATCCTTCTCGAACCCCACTATACTCCTTGCCTGTTTCAATCATATTAAATACTGAATCATTTCCTGAGCGTAAGGCCACCACTGGACTCCAGCATAATGCTAGTGTCTGGGGCAACTGATACGATATGGAATGTCTTGTATTTTTCATGTTAAGTTATTTTAATGCTTGGTAATTTAATTGTCAACTTCTTTTTAGGAAGTTTGTAAAGTTATTTAGTCAATGTACAAATTATACGCAATTAACTAGGCGAAATCAACTATTTTGGTAAAAATAGTTGCATTATTGTAACAAAAAAGCCCCGAAGGGCTTTTTGGCTATTTTCTGTTACTAGGTATAAGCTACCCTACGCCAGTGATTAAACTGCGAAAGTTTCGGCTTTCACTGAACCACGAGCAGAGAAACGAATTCCTTTGCCAGCTGATACAGTTACTTCGCCTTTAGATGCGTTTGCGTCTAGGTTTTTTCACTTTTAACGTCTATCTGGTGACGAGTTGTCCATGCAGTTACTTGTTGCCCCGTCGAAACTATGTCGGGCCCATCATAAACATTCCGATATTCTCGTCGGAAGAGTGGTATTTAGTTCACCGTTTCCTCTCTACCGAACAACAGAGAGCCTCATATATGTTTATGGTGGACCCGGGCGGTACTGCCCCGCCGTCCGGAACACTTTTTACCTTACTTCATACAACAATTCTTTAATTCTGTTTGCTTACTGTGTAATAATCTGTGTTCGTGTTGGTTTCTTTTGATCCGCTTGCAACGCCTTTGCAAAATCGCAAAAAGCATTGGCGGCAGCTTCATCAACCCATGAACGAACAAAATTACCTTCGTAAGTTGTTTCCAACCCATTACCAGCGGATTGAGTACTGATATAATCAACCATTGCTTGATTTTCTGCATCATTCATCGGTCTTGACCAGTTTACTACTGTTAAATATGTGCTCATAATGAACTCCTGTATTAAACACTTATTTAGTTAAATCTTGGTGCCCCCTCTGTGAGTCGAACACAGTACCTACCGATTATGAGTCGGTTGCTCTAACCAAAGCGTGAGCTAAAGGGGCAACTTAAACTATATTATAGCTGTGTTAACTATAGTTGTCAAGGAATTTTTTTAAATTTCCGTACAATATAGCCAATGTAGCTTCCTTACTATCAAAAAACATCATGGTAACAACTGTAGGTTTTACTATGAAATTTATGTTATCAATATAATATGGATACTTTAATTTTTGATCCAGTGTCAGTAAAATCTTTGACTCATAAAAATCTGCTGCATCAAGTTTAACCTTAAAATTTTCCAACTCCAAATAGTTGGCCAGTAAATCATAACCCTCGGAAGTTACCCGAAACCCACCCTCTTTTCTTGTATTTTCCCAAATAAGCTGGTACAGAGTATTGACTGTAAATGTATCTGAAAAACAGTTAAAATGCTTATATATCTCCGCTGTAAACCGGCGCTTATTTCGCATAGCAATTCCTAGGGATAAATTTGCTGGCCTTCTTTCAACAATATTACTGAAAATTTATCAGTTTTAAATTGTATATTGAGTTTCTTAGCAAGATTAATAGCGTGCCCGGGATTGGAGAACGATACCTTCTTGTACTTGGGTCCGGGATACTGAACCAGTATATTGGCTGTTTTAATATTAATAGGCTTGCTGTCAAAATAAACAGCCCAGATTCCGGCAGATGCTAAAATCTGTTCTGATTTATATTGCTTGTTAGTAAGTTCAGCAAGAACTTGAGGTTTAGGTCTAGACATAGTCTATTATTTAGCAATAATATACTGCTATTAAAACTTACCACCTGATACCTTGACCTCAATAAACTCCTCCTTAGGGGGGTGTAGTGCAGTTTCCTTTAGGGTTCTAAGTTCCAACAGCAACTCAGTCAAATCAGCAGCCATTCCCTTGGCATCTTTCATGGGCATAACAAAATCTTTGGCGCCCTTTGCCTCGTGACCACGAACTCGTTCAATGAACTTTTGTAAGTGAATGCTCAATGTTCTCTCTTTAGGAAGTTTTTCAGATTAGGTGGTGTCCAGTTTTCCGGTTTTAAAATCTTCCCATCTTCTCTGCGACGAACCTTGCCTAACTGACGATCAATCTTAGCAAAGTTAGTAGCCATAACTTCACGCCATGCGCCTTCACCATCGGCACCCATACTGTTAATAGCACCAATGGTAACTACTAAAATATCTACTAGTGCGTCAAGTGTTTCTACCGGATCACCAGCAGCAATAGCTTCCGATAGTTCTGTGTATTCTTCTGTAATTAAGTTACAGTACATCTTAAACTGCTCATCATTCATGCCTGTGATTGATTGCTCACATGCTGTCATGAATTTGTCTTGATCGTGAAATGGATTTGTAATTTTAATTCTCCTTGGATAAAATATTATAAACTTTCATGTAAACTTTTGCATCATCATTTTCAAAAGACTCACATACAAAACTACCATGTCGATCAGTCTCAACCAAATATTGATTGTCGGTAATTCTTGAAGTGGATTTAATTTCTGCATCAGGATGTTTAACCTTTAATGCATCATAAAAATCATAAGTTTGTGTTACATATGTCATTTAGGTAGTGCCTCTTGTTTAGTATGAAATGGTCCCTGATAAGGGTATCGTTTGAGAACGATTAGTTTAGGATCTTGTTCTGCTGCCCAGTGGCGACCTTTCTTAACGGTGTACCAACCGGCAGCGTACCAACTTTTGCTTTTCTTTTGTTTGTTGTACACGGGTAGCTTATGCTGCACGTCCCACATGGGATTGTGTACTCGACCCGCGGCTGCATATCCGTGTACTACATTTGAAGTTTTCTTTTCTGGCTTGGGTATAGTTTCAAATGTAACATTGATATTGCGTTCAACTAATTTGATAGTTTTATATTGTGCTACAACTTGATTATTAATCTTAACTTGATATCCACCGTCACATGCTTCGATATTGCCGATCTTGTTGTTATCTTTTTGTAAGATCCAAAACTGTTTGTCTATCACTGGTTTGGCAACTAATGTCATGCTTGCACTCCCTCGGGTACAAGTTCACCATACCTAACTTTCCAAAATCCTAAGTCAGTAGTTAATTCAGGGACTGGTAACAGGTTACCATCTTTATCTCTATAGGTCAACTGAGGTGAATAATATGTTAGATTATATAAAAATATTTTATTATCAGTATTTTTACAGTAATCAACAAACTCGGTAAGTGATGTGAACTGTTGCACTTTTGCCTCAACACATTTGCCATACCAAATTCCAACAGGAGCAAACATAAATCCATCAAATTTAATATTTTGATTCAACCACTGCAACCCATCTAAATCATGTCCGTTTTTCCTACGATCATCATACCCATGATTATACCATTCAATAAAATCTATTGTGATTCCTGATCTATCTTCAATCATTCTTTGATCCTCTTTTTACATTCCTCTACTATCACTTTTGGGACATCTGGATGCCAGTTTCCCATTAGCATACGGCAATCATATGTTACCGTAACCCGATCTTTGTCTTGTTGAACTAGTATAAAAAGTAATACTACTACAAATGATACTATTATAAAAGTTATAGCACCAAACAAAAATTTAATCATTTAATACTCCACTATAAGTTTTATTCATCCAACTACCAAATGCTTCGGCATTTTCGCTACATTTGTTCAGCTCATATTTGCCACAGAATTGTAGAAAGCGTACTCCTACTTGCCCTATATCCTTGTGACTAATCTGTTCTTTAATGCTGGTGTCGATAGCCAGTTTAATATCTTCGGGTTGCGCGGTCAAATCAACAAGAGTTACATTACGCTGATAATCATCAAGTACACGATGTTCCACTCCATCTGGGTCAGTCCATCGCTGTAACATCATGTTGTTCCAAGCGTATCCTTTTTTGCTACGGTCTTCAAATGCTTCCGTAAGTCCAATCTTCTTCTGAGTGCCGCGGACCCGGACCCCAGGGTACGCTGAGAAGATGTTATCCGTCGGATCGCCGCGCATACACTTTTCGAAGAGTAACCATGCTGGATTAGCTGGAGGCTTAGGCTCTTTAGTTTTCTTATCGATAACAATTTTTCCTTTATCATTAAAGGTTCCTTCAAGGGTGATTAGTTCGTCGGTTATACCGTTATATTGTTTGACATTGGGTGCTACTAACTGAACGAAGTCTGTATCACTACTGATAATGACATGTTCATCTTGGGGGTGTAATGCTATCCAGCGAGCTATAATATCATCGCCTTCTGCGGTGGGGCATCGTATAACACTACAATTGGTCTTCTCGCCCAAGTATTTAGTTAATGCGTCATACGTTTCCCAGAACATTTTATCCTCATCGGATTCCTGTTCAGTAAGTGCTTGTTTAGCCACTGCACGGTTAGCTTTGTAGGGCTTATAGAAGTCCTTGCGCCAACTGCGCCCTTCCAGGGCAAAAACTACATGGTCAGCTTCGAAGCGGCGTGCCATTTTATTGGCGGCCATTAATGTGACGTGCAGGGCAAATCCTACCTTTTCCCAAGTGTCACCTGCACGAAAAGCACCGTGCCTAGCACGAAAGAAAAGATTAGCTGTGTCGATAAGAATATATTTCATACGTTAGTATAGCAGTCCATGGGTTAAAAGTCAAACTAAATTAAAAATCATTTATTACCTTTTGTAGGTCTGGTATCATAACACTAATGTCCAAATTACGTTCTTTTTCTAATTGAAATGTTTTTCTTTTAACAGTTTCCCAACTATTCACATTGGGCAATTTTAAATAACCAATTGATGTATTATAGAAATCTTCTGGAGAAGTTTTCAACTTACCTGTATCTTTACCATTAAATTCATTTATTAATTTAACTTTAACTTCTTGAGGTAGCGATTGTATTGATTGCCACCCTGGGTTATTCACCCACATAAAACTTGCTATCCAAGTTGGAAAATTTTCGTTCATGAAATTTATAAAATCTTCCATGGTAAAGATATTAAAAATATTTACTACGCTATGTGTCTTAAGTATAATATTATCAAAATATTTCCACCATGTTTCATAGACTCGCATGGATTCTACAATATTCTCAAATTTACCAGGCCAACGATTCCAATTGTTGACCAGCCCTACCCCATCTATGCTAACTAGGAACTTAACCTTTTTACATTTTTCCATCAGTGCTTTTAATCTTTGATTAGGCAAAATAGTGCCGTTAGTATTAACGACCAGTTCAATCTGAGATAAATTAACGGATTCCAGTAACTCACAAAACCTATCTTGTTCCATAAATGGTTCCCCACCAAGTATTTTAAGAGTGTGTAGCTTTGATAGATCCCATTGTGTCCAATCAAACTTATTGTCAATAAGTTTTAATCCTGGTCGACCTGCTTTAATATTTTCAGTACTCCACTTGGTAGAATTAAAGTCACCACATCCAACACATGCTAGATTACATAGATTACTAAATGAAACTTCAAGATCTTCTAATGGTGCTAGATTATTATCAGTAGGAACGAAATACTGTAAGCTACTGAGTCTACCACTATGTGTACCAACTGATTCCATTTCGTAACATTTTTCGCACCCCTTGACAGGCTTACCAGCTAGCATATCTTCTCTGATATTATTCCACTCAACAGAATTTCTAGGATCGTTTTTAATATTACTATTTGCCTCATTTATATCTCCATTAGCAGAAAGCCAATAGCAACAAGGTTTTACTAATCCGGTGGGATATATACAGGCACCTCGCCATGGATATGCGCATAGTGATTTATTGGTAGACATTGATGTAGACACTAGCCAACCTCACTCATGCCACCACCGACGTCTTTGGATTTAACCACACGGTTGTTCATGGCTTCATATTGCTCATAAGTTTCCAATACCACATTGCGACATACATTGGTAAACCAACGATCCACAATTTCGGCATCGGTATCATTTTGATCCATCATGTACCCGTGTCTAACAAGATCAGCTATGAACTTATCATTCCAGTCTAATTCGAACGAACCCATACCCATGCCATTGGGGTCAATATCCATGCTGACGATATTGACGTAGGACTCACCTCGCTCGGTGGCGATATCTTTAGCTGTTTTAACCGGTGGGGTCGGTGCTTCTGGTGCTGCTTGTTCTACTGGTTTCTTAGTAAACCAACTTTTAATAGTATCTAGCATATTATGTACCCCACTCATTTTTAAATAATGGCACTTGTAACCGATCACTGTAACGTAATCCGTTTGCCATAGCTAATTCTGCTACACGACGATTATTGAGTGCATATACACTTTCAACACCGCCGACTGGCATCAAGTATACAGGACCTTTAAATCCTGCTGTTTGATAAATTTGTGTAACTGCCAGGGCTTCTTCAGCATCTTCTTCGGTAGCTATTACAAACTTCAAGTAAGCGTAGCCTGTGTCTTGATAGTCTAAAACAACTTCAGGTTTAACCGCATCTTCGCGCAACTCACCTGAATTACTAAGTTTAGCACTAATTGAAAATGTAACTTCCCTATGCCAATTTTCAGCAGTCCATTCGCCTAAAAAACGTTTGAACTCTGGGGTTAATGGTTGAGTACCATTAGTTTCAAAAGTAATTTCACGTAAATCTTTCATCTTATCATGATTAAGCAAGTCTGGATAAGCACGTTGCCAACCCAACAAAGGCTCACCACCTGTAATAACTAGATGTTCCGTGGCCCATTGTTTATACGGTAAGATCTCCATAATGCGATCTACGATACCATCAGTTTCCATTAATGGACTTAGATCTTTAAAACGTGGATCCCAGCTTGCATAGCTATCACAGCCTGTGCTAACCAATGGAAGGTCATCATATTTGGTGTATGCTGCGGGATCTAGATTAAGATATTCCACAGTCTTTTCACCCTTGGGCATACCAAATCCCCTGCAAGAAAAATTGCAGCCGAATGTACGTAAGAATACACTGGGTACTCCCATGTACCTGCCTTCACCCTGAATACTGTAAAACAACTCTGCTACTTTTAGTTTACTCATTTTTAAATTCCATATGTGGTAATATATCGTTATCAAATATCTGTGCCATTTGGCGCCATAATGATTCGCGCTGTGTCTGGGTCATTCCTGATGACAACTTACTAGCAAAGTTATCTCCAGTAGGTTTTTCTAGCCCGTAATCATGGCGGAATGTCATACACATTCCATATATAATTTGTTCTCTTGTTTTCATTCAAATATTATAGCATACAAAGATTGTGTTTTATAGTAGTTTGGCTAAATATATGTAGTTCGCGATACTGACAATATCCAACTACTCTAACGCTTATAGGAGCATCAGCATGTGTATTTACTGCGGCACAAACAAGTACCGAAAAATCTACGAAAATCATATCAGTCACATTCCAAAAGACTCGGACGGCAGATCATATGATATTCATCACATAGACGGCAATCATTCAAATAATGATCCATCAAATCTCAAAGCAGTAACTATAACTGAGCATTATCAAATTCACTTTGATCAAGAAGATTATGGGGCTTGCTGGTTACTAGGTCGTAAAATCAAAATGTCCAAGGAAGAAATTTCTGATTTAGCAACTCGCAACAACAATAAGATGATTATTGACGGTAAACATCCATTAATGAAGCGACGAGATGGTACATCAATGACTAGTGACAGAGTTTCTGCCGGAACTCATTCATTTATTGGTGGTGATATACAACGAAAAACCGCTAAGAAATTAATTGATGCTGGTACACATCATTTTATGAAACGAGCAGACGGCTCATCATTAACCGGAGATCGTATTGCCAATGGCACCCATCCATTTGTTAATAGTGACTGGCAACGAGAAAATACTTTACGGCAACTAACAAACGGAAACCACCCATCACAAGTATCATGGAAATGTCCTCATTGTGGAGTTAATGGACACGGTAGTACTAATTATAAAAGATGGCATGGAGACAATTGTAGAGTGAAATAATAATCATGTTCTCTGGTTTTCATATTTTCTTTCCCATTCTAAGTGGTTACGCATCGCTGCACCGGAGAAGAACTTATTACCTACTTCAAATTTAACTCCATTTAAAGTAAATGTTTTTAGTACACGGTCTCCGTTCCACCAGCCACGCTCACAATTGATATAACCTTCCGATTCCAGTTGGGTTCGTAGTACTTTAAACTCAGGACTGTCATCATTTCTGACACTGGTCATAGGTTGGTAACCTTTTAAAATTCTAATTAAATCATCAGCAGTAGGATTCTCTGGATTTTCCAAACTACTGATGACTTCATGTATAGATACATCAAAGGGTTTTGATTCGTCAATTGTAAAATGCATGTTAGTCGTTTTTATTGCCAAACAAGTTTAACAAATTGAGGAAAATGTTAATAAAGTCAAGATATAGTGTCAACGCACCTGTTACTTCAACTGCTGAACTAGAGTCAACGCTAACCATTTCACGAATTTGTTGTGTGTCGTATGCGGTTAATCCAAGAAAGATAATGATAGCCAACGCACTAATAACCATTTGCATTACAGTACTACCGATAAAGATATTAACGATACTGGCAATAACAATGGCGATTAGGCCAATGAACATAAACTTACCAAGACTATCTAAACTCTGTTTAGTAAAATAACCATAAAAACTCATAGTACCAAATAAAACAGCAGCACCCATAAATGCACTGACAATACTTCCCATGGTGAACACAGCAAAGATTGTAGCAAAGCTCAGGCCCATTAGTGCTGCAAAACCATACAGGCATAGTAGAGCAGTACTTTTACCCGGGCTACTGGCCAATATCATAGCAACACCAAATACTGCGGCTAGTGGAGCAAAGATTACGATCCACTTTGTAATACCCGTGAAAAAGAATTTTAGTAACTCCGGGCTAGTTCCCACAAAGTAACTTACCAACATTGATACGATTACGGCTAACCCCATATATCCATAGACGCGACTCATTGCGTTATTGACTTCTTCTGCTGACCGAAAACTTAATGATACTGTATCGGTATCTATCTGATTTGTATTAAACATAATAATCTCCTATTTTAAAAATCAATTACTCACCAGTTTCCTGGAAAGTGCTTTATAACCATTTCAATCTAAATAACATCGCATCACGCGAATTCTTAAAATGAAACTTCCCTGGGCCCATGTAGACCCATTCGTTATTGCGACCCCAAGTTTTCATACACCAGTTATAACAGGTGCTCCACAGGCACAGGTCATGTGAGCAGGTGATGGTGATCCAATCTGATTTCATTCCCACCAATTTTCCCAGGGAAATACACACCACACATCTTCTTCGGCTTTATTGATCTCAGTGCCAGTGTAGTCAACCTCATGAAATTTACTGTCCAAATTATCCACCAGCACAGCAAAGCGAACATTCTGACCCCAAATCTCACTCCATGCAGGATCATCGGGTAAACAACTACCGGGCCAATCTTTCTTGATCCAATTAAGTGTAGCACCAGTATCGTTGATGTCATCTACAATAAGAATTTTTTTGCGAATGCTGGGATCTGTTGTAATTGAATCTTCTGGCCTGGGGATAACAGCAGTATCTACATACCCAAAAGCATCTTCTGCCATCCAACAATTACTTTCTGATTGTGTGCGGTTGTCACGTAAACTGACTTTAAGCGTTTCCATGGGGATTTCTAAATATTGACTCAGCATGATAGCTGGTGTAAGACCGCCGCGAGTGAGTCCTACGATGTAATCAGGTTGCCAATTATCACGACGCATATCACGGATAATGTTATGAACAAAACTGCGAATATCTTGATCTGTGTAATGAACTTTTTTCATTGGGATTCCTATGGGATAATGTATTTAGAAATTATACACGACCCATAGAAATTTGTCAACTTAAAATTTGCCGAATGCCTTCTTCGAAACTCATGGGCGAGTAATCGGGCATAATTTCACGTAGTTTGGTAATGTCAGGGCGACGATTGGTAACCGATCCCGACATGCTGGGTAATTCTTCAAATACAGCATCAGGATGTCCAAGTTCGGTTGCTATAACACGTACAGCATCACCTATTGATATCTCCCGATCATTACCAATGTTTACCAGCACACGATTAGCATTTTCGGCAACGTAGATACTGGCACGGATAGCATCGCTCACGTGACAGAACGAACGTGTTTCATGTGAACCTATAACCGAAAAGACACCATTTTTAATCTTGTCAATTTGGTCACCGAGAAAATGACCCTGCTTTGAATTCGCACCATACACATTAAAGTAACGTATCATAACATATGGCAGATCAGAATTAGCCAAAAAGTTTTCACTGGTGATCTTGGCCAGGCGATAACTCCAGCGAGCGTTATGTATGTCCTTAATGAATACGTCCGAATTTTCTGGCACCGGACTAACTGGATCATCGGCAACGACTTCTGAGCTAGATGCATATACTAAACGTATAAGATTAGTACACTTCTTAGCAAAGTTGAAAATATTGATATCGCTAACAAAGTTGTTTTCCAATACCTTATTAGGCATCTTATAAAAATTAGTAGTGCCATTGATAGCACCATAATGATATATGTAATCAAAATCATGAGGCAATGTACTAAATCCAGCAAAAGAATCTTTTACCAATAAATCCATTTTGTGCCATTCATCACATGGAGGAATAGTTGAACTACGACTATGATTGTCTACTGCCCATACTTCATGGCCAGCTGCCTTGAGTTGGTGACAAAACTCGGTACCCAATAATCCGCTAGCACCTGTAATTAAAATTTTACTCATTGTTTACCTTTGCGTTGTCATCAATAAGAGCTTGTATCATTGAAAACTCTAATCCCAAACTTTTAACAAGATTGTTCCAAGCACTAGTATCCTTGGGTAAACAATGTCCGCCAAAGCCACGTAGATTTTCGTTACACATTAGGTAAGCAGGATTAATGCTGTCACGTTTAATAATAGCGTTGTAAACATTATTGTAATCTACTCCAAGCTTCTTACATACGGCATACGCAATGTTGGCAAATATAATTTGAGTAGCGTGATTAACGTTATTAAAATATTTTACAACTTCTGCTTCAGCTGGCTTAACACATGCCACATTCTTTGGCAAGTTACCATGTATTTTTCTCATCATAACATAATCTTCATCACGAGTGCTACCGATAATTAGTAAATCATGATTATACATAAAGTCAGCTAATGCTGTCTTGGCGCGAAGAAATTCTGGCACTGAGCAAATACGTAGTTTAGGATATTCTGCTGATAAACGATCACATGTGCCAGGTACTACTGTACTTTTAATACTGACTAATCCTTTGTATCCCGCAGCATCTAACTCTGCTACTACACTTTCTACAATACTGGTATCACAATCACCGTTCGCTGCTTGGTTAGTCGGTACACTAATGAATACACAATCTGTTCCTAAAACGTCACCAAGTGTTGATCCGTCGTATGCGGGATCAAAAAAGCTCATTTCGTGTCC